AAAGCCCATGCTTGTCGCGGTAAATAACTAAGATAAACGCGGCGACCGCGCACCTTGCCTTTTGTCGGAATCGGATAAGTCATGCGCGGTTGCCACTTATATGACAAAGTAGGAACATGGCGATCTTCAACAAAACCAAAAAAGCAGCAATAAGCCCAGCGCCAAGCAAGGCTGCAGCTGCAGGCGGTTTTGCTCCTGGCTATTCGTCGTCCAATGTTGGCGTAAACATGATCGGCCAGTACTACACCTACCGCGAAGGCGAAGCACGTAACGCGGCGATCAGCGTCCCAACGATCAACCGTGCGCGCGATCTTATGGCGTCGGTAATCGGCTCAATGAATCTTCGCTCATACAACGAGTTTTGGAACGGCGAAGAAATGGAAAAAATTTACATCGCTCCACGTTCATGGTTGCGCCGACCAGACCCAACAGTTTCGTTCCAGTTCCTCATGAGCTGGACTCTTGATGACCTTATGATGTTTGGTCGCGCGTTTTGGTACATCACCTCACGCACCGCCGACGGCTACCCTGCCACGTTCACTCGACTGCCAGCAGGCTCAATTACTACTACCGACATGGCTGGCCCCGTGTGGTTTGCTCCATCGTCACAAGTGTATTTCCAAGGCGGCGAAATTGACCCAGCAAACCTCGTGCAATTCCTATCGCCAGCGCAAGGACTGATTTACTCGGCACCTGGTGCAATTGAAACCGCGCTCAAACTTGAAGCAGCGCGAAACCGCAACGCATCGTCAAGCATCCCTGCCGGCGTACTCAAACAAACTGGTGGCGAACCACTTAGCGCGCAAGAACTTGCTGATTTGGCTAGCGCGTTTAACGCCGCGCGAGCAACTAACCAGACTGCAGCGCTTAACGAGTATTTGACATACACGGAAACAAACAGCACACCAGACAAGATGCTGTTGATTGAAGCATCGCAATATCAGGCGCTTGAAATGTCGCGTCTTGCAAACGTGCCACCGTATTTGGTAGGCGTCGCTACTGGTGCTTACTCATACCAATCAAGCCAACAGGCGCGCGCCGATCTGTATTTGTTTGGCGTGAAATTGTATGCCGACGCAATTGCTGGTGCTTTGTCAATGGACAATGTGCTACCGCGCGGAACATACGTCGAGTTTGACGCCGATGAATACCTAGAAGAAAACTTTATGGCCGACCGCGCAGACGATGAAGTAATTGTTAGAGAAAACACACAAGAGGAGTTAGCACGATGATCAAACTAATTGCAGGAGAGTTCACGGTTGACGCCGCAATCGGCGAAGCACCAAAGCGCACGATCTCTGGAACCGCAGTTCCGTACAACGTGCCGGCAACGGTTTCGGATGGCACAGCTGTGATCTTCCGTCCAGGCTCATTGCCAGTCGAAGGCAAAGCACCGCGCCTGTTCATGTACCACGATGCCAGCCAGCCAGTTGGCGTTGTCACCGAGCGCGTGGACACCGAAGAAGGCATGATGTTTAGCGCCAAGATCAGCGCAACGACCCTTGGAAATGACGCTTTGGTTATGGCCTTAGACGGCACGATTGACCAAGTATCGGTTGGCGTAAACCCAACCAAATTCTCGTATGACGAAGAAGGCACAATGATCATTGAGTCAGCCGACTGGATGGAATTGTCCCTAGTTCCGATTGGCGCTTTTGGCGATGCCGCAAACATCACCAAAGTCGCAGCGAGTATCCACCAAGAGCCAGAAGAAGTAGTGTTAAATGAAGAAGTAACCCCAGTAGAGGAGAAACCAGAAATGTCAGAAGTAACCGCACCAGCAGTCGAGGCAACAATCCCTACTGCACCAATTTTCGCACAGGCTAAAAAAGAATTTGTATTGCCAACCGCAGGCGAGTTCATGGCCGCTTACCACATCGGTGGCGACACGTTCGCAAACATGAACAAAGCAGTTGCCGAATACAGCGCATCAAAGAAAACAGCATTGCAGGCAGCAGCTGGCGATGTGTTAACGACTGACACTTTGGGCCTCTTGCCCGTTCCGGTGCTCGGACCATTGGTGCAGGATCTGAACTTCATCAGGCCTACCGTGGAAGCACTTGGCGCACGCGCTTATCCAGATGGCGGTGCACAAAAAACCTTTATTCGTCCAACCATCACTACGCACACAAGCGTTGCATCACAGGCAAACGAACTTGGCGCAGTATCAGCAACCACAATGGTCATTGCCTCGAATTCGGTAACAAAAACTACGTTGGCAGGCCAAGTAACTTTGTCAGCACAAGACATGGATTTCACTTCACCAAGTGCAATGCAGTTGATCTTGAATGACTTGATGGGCGAATACATGATCGCATCGGACAACCTTGCAGCAGACAACCTGCTTGCCGCTGCAAACTCGTCAGGCGTATGGGACGGAACTCCAGAAGACTTCCTAAAATCCGTTTACGATGCAGCCAATGACGTGTCAAGCGGTCGTAACTGGATGCCAACACACATGTTCGTTTCCGTTGACGTATGGGCACAGCTCGGACAACTTGTTGACTCAAGCAAGCGTCCATTGTTCCCATTCATCGGAGCAGGCCTCACAGGTCAGAACGCACTTGGCAACGCATCTGCAACATCATGGAACGGCAACCCAATCGGATTGCAATTGGTAGTTGACAGCAACTTCGCTGCCAAGACCATGATCATCACCCGTGTCGGTCAAGGCCAAGGCGACGCATTCGAGTTCTACGAATCAATTCGTGGCCTCATGAGCGTTGAACAGCCGTCAGTTTTAGGTCGTCAATTCTCATTCCATGGATACGTCAGCACCTTTGCTGCAATCGGTGGCATGATTCGCAAGATCACCCAGGCTTAGTAGAAAGGCGGCTTAACCGCCATGGCTACTTACACAGTTACTAACAAGTACCTGATTGACAACTTTGCCGTACTGCAACTCCTGACCCCATCGGAGATTGCAGTCGGCAGTTCAATCACGGTCGCTGGAGTTGACGCAACATTTAACGGCACCTACACGGTGCGCGCATTGCCACAGTATTTGTTTTTGGGTATTGATACCGAAGGCGATTTGCTCTACGACTATCAGATACCAATTGCTGATCAGGTGCTATACGCCAAGACCGCAAGCGATGTTGAGCGTGTCGCCGCGTCTGGCACCGTTTCGTATGACCCTGTTTGCACTTGGGTGACGGCCGCGCAGGTCATGTCTTACCTTGGCATTACCATTGCCAACCCGTCAGACGATTACACGTTGCTCACGCAATCGGTGTCGGCTGGCAACCAGTTCTGCTATCGCAGGCGTCAGGAATCGGGCTATATCGACTCCCTAACGACCTCTCCTGGGGGCGACGCAACATTGGGCACTTTGATGTATTGCGCCGCTCTGTGGCGCTCCAGAGGCTCAATAGAGGCAACGTACGCCACGTTTGACGGCATGGGTTCAGCCCCACAGCAAAGCCTGACGCCGATCGTCAAGCAGCTCTTAGGTATTCCCCGTCCAGCGGTTGCCTGATGTCGTACACCGACCTGTTTAACGAAGCGATTGATGACGTCACCGCAACGCTGACCGCTGTGTCTGGACTCCGTGTAATAAATGACCCAACACGTCTCGTTCCTAATTCGGTTTATTTAGAAGCTCCAAGTTTTACCACGTTTGCTGGAAACGGCAACATCGTTCGCCTTGAGTTCCCGATCAAGGTCATTGGCTCTGGACCTGCAGGTCTGCCGGTACTCCGATCAATCCTTGGCATTGTCGCAAGCGTGCTTGGCTCGTCAATTATCGTCATGAGTGGCCGTCCGTCAAGCCTTGAGATTGGTGGCGCGTTGTATCCGTGCTACGACCTTGAATGCGCTATCCAAGCCCAAACCGCATAATCCACAACTAAGTAACAGCAATCATCTACTATCAGAACAGAACTTAAGGAGCAATCATGGCATCAGCAACATATCTCTCAAACCCAGTCCTCACCATCAACAGCGTTGATTTGACGGACATGTGCAGCGCAGCAACTTTGACCTATTTGGTTGAGGCTTTGGAAGACACCGCGTTCGGCACCAATTCGCGCACCTACACCGCAGGACTGGTCAACAACGAAGTGACTTTGACAATGTACGCATCGTTTGCATCAAGCGAAACCTACGCAACATTGCAGCCTTTGGTTGGCACAAAAACCATTATCACCCTTAAGCCAACATCAGCTGTGGATTCAGCAACAAACCCAAGGTTTGTTTTGACTGATTGTTACCTTGAGTCTTTGCCAATTATCAACGCATCCCTAGGCGAGTTGTCAACCTATGACATCACGTTTATGGGTGGCTCGTTGACGATTGACGTCACTAACCCGTAATTAACGGCTCCAAGCCGACATAGGAGAAACATGAAAATCAAGTTGCAGTTAAAGCGCACGCCTGACAGCGCGCCCGAGT